GAACACATTAGGTTTTAACCCCACTGATGTTGACCAAATGACAAACATAATCGATGACCTTTCAAATAAAACACAAGAGTACGCAAGAGACACAAGTAATACTGCATTAAAATCAGAAATAGATACACTAACAGCAGCCTTAAGAACTATAATGGATAATTCTACTTTAAATCCTTCTGCACCAAATCCTAATTCGTTAAGTCCAGAACAATTAGAAGAAATAAGAAATATGATGTCAGAAATGAATCCAAACAGAAACTTTGGATCTTTAGGAACTGTTGGAAGATTATTCGAAAACTTTGGTAAAAGTACAGCAGTAAACTTGCACGGGCTTGAAGCTGTTGTTACTCCTGATCAAATGGCAAGCATTGTTGAAAGTTCTGCACTAGGTGCAATTAGATCACTATCAGCTAGTCTATCAGATACTACCACAAATACAACCGGAATGCTTGACGGAATGTTAAATACTATAAGGACTTTACCTACTGAAATGGCAAGTATACAGCCAAGTTCGACAGAAACTAATACAGTTGAAAGAACAATGCAAGATATGGCTATGAGGTTACGAGGTCCTTTAGAAGAAGCAATGAATAATACATTAGTACCAAAATTAGAAGAACTAGTTGCTGTAAATCAAAGATCAGCACAATCTTCAGATAAAATTAGAAGAGGCATTGGAAATTTAGGAACAGATATGTTGAGGAGCGTATAAATTGAGTTGGAAAAAATATTTTACACCTGTGAGTTCAGATAACTCAATTAACGGAACTTACAGTCCTTTAAGCGGAACAGCATCTGGTGCCCGCCCAGGCCCTGCACGTTCTAATTATTCATCATATCTTCCTGATGTATATGTTGGATCACCTAATCGTGTTGAGCGTTATGGTCAATACAACACCATGGACAATGACAGTGAAGTAAACGCTGCATTAGATATTCTTGCAGAGTTTTGTACACAAATCAATGACGAAAACGGAACTAATTTTAAATTTAATTTTTTTAAAAATGCAACTAATTCAGAAATTACAATTCTAGGGCAATACTTAAAACAATGGTGCAAAGTTCAAAAATTTGAAACACGTATGTTTCGTATCTTCCGTAATGTATTTAAATACGGAGATGCAATATTTGTAAGAGACCCAGAAACTAAAAAATGGTATCATGTTGATCCTGCTAAACTTACAAGAATTATTGTTAACGAGTCAGAAGGAAAAACTCCTGAACAATATATAATTAAAGATTTTAATTTAAACTTTAAAGAATTAGTAGCAACAACACCTTTTCAAACTACAGGCAACATAACAGGCGGCGGCAATCCTAATACCGGGTACTTTACTGGAAGTGGTAGAGGAATGGTTGGACAACCTCAGCAAGGACTTCAAGGTTCTAGATTTAATGTCGAAGACGGAGAAGTTGCTATTAATGCAGAACATGTTGTTCATTTAAGTTTAAGTGAAGGACTTGATCAAAACTATCCATTTGGTAACAGTTTGCTTGAAAGCATTTTTAAAGTTTACAAGCAGAAAGAACTGCTTGAGGATGCGATCATCATCTATCGTGTCCAACGTGCGCCGGAGCGCAGAGTATTCTACGTTGATGTGGGTAACATGCCAAGTCACTTGGCAATGCAGTTTGTGGAACGTGTTAAGACGGAAATCCATCAGAGAAGGATCCCATCGTCAACAGGGGGCGGTCAGAATGTCATAGACTCATCATACAATCCTCTATCAATCAACGAAGACTACTTCTTCCCACAGACCGCAGAAGGTAGAGGCTCTAAAGTTGAAACGCTTCCAGGTGGCACTAACCTAGGAGAAATTGATGACCTTAGATACTTTACTAATAAGTTGGTACGCGGCTTACGTATCCCATCTTCGTACTTACCTACTGGAGCTGACGATGGTGCCACTTCATTTCAAGATGGACGAGTTGGCACTGCATACATTCAAGAACTTCGCTTCAATAACTACTGTGAACGTCTGCAAGGCTTAATTACAGAAGAATTTAATCAAGACTTTAAGCGTTATTTGTTAGAACAAGGTGTAAACATTGACACTAACATGTTTGATCTTGAGTTCCAAGCACCGCAAAACTTTGCAGCATATAGACAGTCAGAACTAGACAATGCAAGAGTTCCAACGTTTACACAAATGAGTGCAATTCCTTATGTTTCAAACAGATTTGCAATGAAACGCTTCTTAGGAATGAGTGCTGAAGAGATTGCAGAGAATGAAAGACTATGGCGTGAAGAAAATGACGAAAATCTAGGAACACCTGATACAGATGGCGCAGGTGAAATGAGAACAGCAGGCATTAGCAGCGCAGGCATTAGTTCCGATTTAGACGGTGCAGAAGATGTTGCAGCTGGAGGACCAGCACCTGAAGACGGTGGAGAAGGAGCACCACCAGAAACAGCAACAGGACAAGATATAGGTGGCGCAGCAGCAGCGCCGGCAAATGATCAGACAATATAAAGCATAAATAATAACATGATACTAAGAGAACTTTTTTATTACGACAAAGAAACACTTGAGCCAACAGAAGATATGGCTTATGAGCCTCAGTATGACGACTCTATTGTAAAAAGTTCTGATACAAGAAAAACAAGACTTACATTAAGACAAATTAACAGAGCTAGAAAAGCATCTGATGTACACACCTTAGAACAGTCTAAAGAACTAGAGTTTGTTAGACAAATGTACGGACTTGCTGCACAACAAGCAGCAGCAGGCGGAATTTAATATGGTGTACAATGCCAAAGTTAGACAAGTCTAAGTACACTAAAAAAGAAATACAAAAAATATTATCCGAGCGTAGAACGCAGAAAGCTCTAGCTCAGTTAAAACCTAAACCAAAAATTTATCCTAACGAACATACTGGAAAAAGTTATGCTTTTGTTTTAGGCAACGGAACTTCTCGAAAATACATAGATCCAAAACAAATTCAACAGTACGGAAAAGTATACGGATGCAATGCCTTATATAGACAGTTTGATCCTGACTATCTAATTGCTGTTGATGTAAAAATGATTTTAGAACTTGAAAATAAAAAATACATAGAGCAAAATCCTAATGTTTGGACTAATCCTAATAGAGCCTACAAAAATATAAAAGGTTTAAATTTTTTTAAACCTAGCAGAGGTTGGAGTAGCGGTCCAACGGCATTGTTGTTAGCAAGTCAACATGCACATAAGAATATTTTTATTTTAGGCTTTGACTATAAAGGATTAGACAACGGTAAACTAATTAATAATATGTATGCAGGGACACCTAACTACAAAAAAACAACAGACACAGCAACATATTATGGAAACTGGCTTAAACAAACTACAAAAGTAATAAAAGAATTTCCTCATATTAACTATTTTAGAGTTATAACACAAGAAAACTTTCAACCACCAGAACTAAATAATATTAGTAATTTTAAAACAATTATTGTTGAAGATTTCAAAAAAATGTTCAACATTTCCTAACATTTTAATAAAATGGCTCGTTTTGAGCCTATTTCTACGCATATTTTCTCTTTCTTGTTAAATAATAATGACAGCCTTACCATAGGTAAAACTTTATAGGAGAAAAAAATGGCAGATCACAAGAAATTTGAAGAAATGCTTGAGCGCCTAGTCAATGAAGACAAAGCAGGTGCGGAAGAGCTTTTCCACGAAATCGTGGTAGAAAAATCACGTGAAATATATGAAAACCTACTTGAAGCAGAGCTAGAAGACGAAGAAGTAGATGAAGCTACTGATGAAGAAGTAGATGAGTCAGACGAAGAAGTAGATGAAGCTACTGATGAAGAAGTAGATGAGTCAGACGAAGAAGATTTAGATGAAAACTTCGACCTTGATGAATTTGAAGTTGAAGCTGACCCAATGGACATGGGCGGAGACGCAGGCGATGACATGATGGGTGATCTTGAAATGCCAGCTGACGACGAAGGCGACGAAGGCGAAGGCGAAGGCGACGAAGATTTAGAAGATCGTGTAATGGATCTAGAAGATGCACTAGAAGATCTAAAAGCAGAATTTGATGCAATGATGGACGGCGAAGAGCCAGGCGACGAAGAGCCAGAAATGGACATGGACATGGACATGGGCGACGATGACGAAGCTGAAGAAGAGTCATTTGCTTTTGAATCAGATGATGAAGAAGTAGACGAAGCAGCAGACGAAGAAGTCGACGAAGCATCAGACGAAGAAGTCGAAGAAAAGAAAGATGAAGACAAAAGCGCAGGTGAAACAATGCGTGAGTATGTCGAAAAGGTAACCGCAACAATGGGTGACACAGGTACTAACGGTACTAAGTCAGCAGTTGCTGGTAAAAACGACATGGGCGGAACAGCAGGCAATATTGCACAAAGCGACACAGGCGATGTAGCAGAAGCAGGCGCAGGTTCAAGTGTAAAAGGTAATGCACTAAATCAGCAAACTGCAAAAGAAGATAATGCTGGTAACGTCAATGTTCCAGGCGGAAAAGCTGCAAAAGCTGGTAAAACACAACCAGGTCATGGCGCAGAGAAAAAAGGAAAGCCTGAGACTGCTGACAAATCAGCTCAAAGCACACTTAACGGCGTAAGCACAAGAGCAAAATAAGCAGTATAATATAAGGAAGTTTGAATGAAAAACTTACGAGAGCATTTGACATTCGACCAGGCAGGAATGGTTGTTGAGTCTACTGATAACGCTACAGGCGGAAAAGACCTTTATATGAAAGGCATCTGCATACAAGGCGGTGTGCGTAATGCAAACCAACGTGTATATCCTGTAAATGAAATTGGTAGGGCTGTCAAAACTCTCAATGATCAAATAGCAGGAGGATATAGTGTTCTCGGTGAAGTCGATCATCCAGAAGGCCTTAACATCAACCTAGACCGTGTAAGCCATATGATCACAGAAATGTGGATGGATGGACCAAACGGTTACGGTAAACTTAAAATTTTACCAACACCGATGGGAAACCTAGTTCGCACTATGCTTGAAGCTGGTGTGAAACTAGGTGTTTCATCAAGAGGATCAGGTAATGTATCAGAAGACGGTCAAAACCAAGTTTCTGATTTTGAAATAATCACCGTGGACGCAGTAGCACAGCCAAGCGCCCCTGGTGCATACCCAACACCAATCTATGAGCATCTAATGAATGCCCGTGGAGGGTATAAGGCATACGAATTAGCTCAGGCAACAAAACATGACGATAAGGCACAAAAATATTTAAAAGAATCGTTGGTTAATATAATCAACCGACTCCAATAAAAGGAGAAACTAATTATGTTGGATGCACTAAAAACACTTTTCGAAAACGATGTAGTTTCAGAAGAAGTGCGTCACGAAATCGAAGAAGCGTGGAACGCGAAGGTTAAAGAAAACCGTCGTGCAGCTACAGCTGAACTTCGTGAAGAATTTGCAAAGAAATATGAACATGACAAACAAACTATGGTAGAGTCAATTGACAAGCTATTAGAAGAGCGTCTTAGTTCAGAGCTTGCAGAGTTTGCAGAAGATCGTAAAGGTCTAGCTGAAGCAAAAGCAAAATATGCTGTTGCACAACGTGAAAATGCAACTCTACTTAAAAACTTTGTATTAGAATCGCTAAAGAAAGAAGTTAGCGAACTTCACGAAGATCAAAAAGCAGTAGCACAAAAGTTCACACAACTTGAAGAATTTGTGGTAGAAGCACTTGCAAAAGAAATTGCAGAGTTTTACGAAGATAAAAAAGACTTGGCTGAAACTAAAGTACGTCTTGTACGCGAAGCCAAAGAAAAATTTGCAGCAGTTCAAAAAGAATTTGTTGCTAAAAGTGCAAACTTGGTGTCAGAAACAGTTGGTAAAAATCTTAATAAAGAAATTAGTCAACTTAAAGATGACATTGAAGCAGCACGTAAAAACGACTTCGGTCGTAAAGTATTCGAAGCTTTTGCTTCAGAATATGCAAACAGCTACTTAAACGAAAAATCAGAGACTGCAAAATTATTGAAAGTTATTGAAACTAAAGATAAACAGATCAATGAAAATAAAGCGTTAGCTGTCAAAGCAAAAGTGCTTGCAGAGTCAGCAGTAAAAGAAAAAGCTGTATTAATTGAATCTGCAAAGAGAGAAAAGAAATTGAACGATTTAGTTGCGCCATTAGGCAAAGCTCAACGTGAAATTATGACAGACTTACTGGAATCAGTACAAACAGACAGACTTCAGTCTGCGTTTGACAAATACCTACCGGCGGTAATCGACGGTAATACTCCGGCTAAGAAGAAGGCAGTTTTAGCAGAAGGCAAAGAAGTTACAGGCAACCGCGAATATTCGCAAACTAACGTTAGTTCACAAGCAGGCGCAGACGGTAATGTCATTGACATTAAGCGTCTAGCTGGATTATAATATAGGAGAAATCAAAATGTCAGAACTATTAGAAAGTCGCTGGCAGGACACTAAGACTGCACTTGTTGAAGGCCTAAAAGGCAACAAGAAAGCTGTTATGGAAGCGACTCTAGAAAATACTCGTAAGTATCTTTCAGAATCAGCAACAGCTGGTGCAACTTCTGCCGGTAATGTAGCAACTCTAAACAGAGTTATCCTACCAGTTATCAGACGTGTTATGCCAACCGTTATTGCAAACGAGTTGGTTGGTGTTCAGCCAATGACAGGTCCAGTGGGTCAAATCCACACACTAAGAGTACGTTATAGCGACGACTTTACTAGCACAGGTGGCACTTCAGCTACTGCTGGTGAAGAAGCACTATCACCGTTCAAGATTGCAGAAGGATATTCAGGTGATGCAGCAACTGACCGCGCAGCGGCAACAGCAGCACTTGAAGGACAGGCTGGTAACAGAATGTCAATCCAAATCTTGAAACAAACTGTCGAAGCGAAAACCAGAAAGCTATCAGCTCGCTGGACATTCGAAGCGGCACAAGATGCTCAATCACAGCACGGTATTGACGTTGAAGCAGAAATCATGGCAGCACTTGCTCAAGAGATTACTGCTGAAATCGACCAAGAAGTACTAGGCTCACTAAGTTCACTAGCAGGCGCTGCTACTGAAACTTATGATCAAACAGCCGTTTCAGGTACAGCTACTTTTGTTGGTGACGAACATGCTGCACTAGCAGTTCAAATCAACAGAGTATCAAACTTGATTGCACAGCGTACAAGACGTGGTGCTGGTAACTGGGCAGTTGTTAGCCCATTCGCGCTAACAATCCTACAGTCAGCAACTACTTCAGCGTTCGCTCGTACAACAGAAGGTACATTCGAAGCACCAACTAACACAAAAATGGTTGGTACATTGAACAACGCAATGAAAGTATATGTTAACACATATGCATCAGATACTGCACCAGTTCTTATTGGTTATAAAGGATCAAGCGAGTCAGACGCAGCAGCGTTCTACTGCCCATATATCCCACTAATGAGCTCAGGTGTTGTACTAGATCCATCAACATTCGAACCAACAGTATCATTTATGACACGTTATGGTTATGTTGAGCTTACAAACACTGCGTCATCACTAGGTAACGCAGCTGACTACTTAGGTAAAGTTGATATCGCCGCAGGCGTAACATTTAGCTAAGTTATAGTTGTAAAAAACTAGAAATAGGCCCTACGGGGCCTATTTTTTTGACTACATTTTTACTTGTTCATTACATACATTGTAACTTCAAAGCCAAAACGCATTTCAGTATAGCTAGGTTTTGTCCACATAATGCTCTCCTTTCAACTATTATTTAAACACACTTTTTAAAAAAAATCTTGCAGAAAATCATTAATTTTCTATAAAAAGTGGTTGACTTTTACTATAAAGATGTTATATTAATAACATAAGCAACAAAGACTTAGCTAGTCAATGTTTATAGTGCAAGGAAGAGGCGTTTACCAGAGCGTCGAACTTGACTGCTTAGGGGTGGTACCCAGGCGTTGTACTGGAAACAGGCAGTGTCACATCGCTCTACCGAGCGGAAGCAGGTTGCTGCGGAGATGAAATGGTATTTGGTCCGTGGCTTGTAGGTGTAACCGAGTCCTACCTATTTTGCTTATTCTCAAAGCCCGATACTTAACTGTGTCGGGCTTTTTTCTCTTTTGATAAATACATATGTCAATTATAGGTGCCTCTTAAATGAGGACTTATGCGGAAATCCACCGCGTAGACCCTAGAACGGCAAATGTAAAAACAAAGGAGAATATTATGGGACGTCCATTAAACAAGAGATATTTTGGCACAACTGCTTCAGGCGGTGACGAGTCAAATGAAGAAAATTTAACAGTAGCAGTTAAAGTAGGTTCAAACACAGCTACTGAATTAGGAATTATTTTATCACAACGCTCAGAAACTACTTTCAATGTTGATGATAATCCAGCAGGCGGTGGCAACACTGGCGTATGTACACTAGTTAACAAAGCAGTTGGTTCACTAGCAGCAAACGAAATGTCATTAGCTGGATGGGTTGACGGAAACGAAGTATTCATTCGTAAGGTGCAAAACCGTACAATGATTGATTTTGATAACAACCGTTATACTTGGGAAATCCAAGACGACTCAACAGCAAACATTTTACGCTTAACTGCTATCTAATATAAAAGGGGAATTAATTTTCCCCTTAATTAGGAATTAACGAATGTCAAAATTTTTAAATGTAGACGGTGACTATAAATTAACAGTAACAGATGGTGGAGAAATCCGCCTTGATCCTGGTACAACTGGTAAAGTTAAAATTATCGGAAACCTAGAAGTTGACGGTGCAACTACTACTATTAATAGTACAGAGTTAACTGTTGACGATCCGTTTATTACTGTTAACTTAGGTGGTAACGCCGGAGGAGTTATTAGTAACTCTGCAGGGGATGTTGCAGGCATCCAAATAGACAGGGGCGGCTCCGATGCATTTTGGATCTTTGACGAACAAGGTGGCGGCGATCCTGTGTTTGTGGGAAGAATTGGTGGTTCACAAACAGGTACAGTTGTTGATATACTAACAAGAAAAATTCAAACAGGCGGCACAGACCTTGACTTAATAAACCAAGGTACAGGTGTTGTTAGTGTTAACGGCACTACAGATTACGAAAAACAAATATTTGAATATAGTGGTAGTCTAGTTGACTTTAATGCAAATCCTGTATTAAAAGCAAATCATCACGATACATTAATTAATGCTAAGGGTGTTGTTGATTATGTTGATGGATTCTTTGTTGGTAAATTCCAAAGTAAAATTGAAAAAGATGATACATACGTTGCAATTCACGATACTGATTCAGGAGATGCAGTAAGTGCTATTGAGTTTACTATTGATAGTAATCCAGCAGCATACTTCTTTAATGATAGAACAGAATTACAACATATTAGAATTTTTGATACAACCCTTGAAACTACATCAAGTAACACTGATTTAATATTAAGTGCTCCAGGCACTGGACAAGTTCAAATTAATGATGTGTTGTATATTCCTCAAGGACCGTATCAAGACGATGATGGTACACAAGGTGGTGGTATACCAAATTTTGGTGTTGATGCAGATACTGATAATCCAGATGCTCCGGCAACTGGTATTAAGCTATACAGCAAAACAGAAGGACCTGCAGGAACAAACTTGTATTTCGTAAACGAAAATAATACGAAAGATGAAATGGTAAGTAAAAAGAAAGCACTTTTGTTTTCTATGATATTTTAAAAGGAACGATAAATGGCAATCCAAAACACACAAATTGGCGGCGCATATACAGACATATTAGAAGTTCCTAGTGTAGGTGATCCCAACTATAATGCTGGCGGCTGGGCTGTTACAACTATAATGTTCTGTAATACGGCGCAAAATCCGCAAGAAGAAATATACACCGATGGCGGTGATACGTACTTAGATGTGCATGTCTGTGCAAATGGCGCAGCAGCAGGTGTAGGTAATATGGTTTTAAATAACATTCCTATTCCAGCAGGCGAAACCTTTACAATGGACACAGAGAAACTTATACTTGCACCTGGAGATGTAATTAAAGCAGCAACTACATCACCAACTAATATTACAGCAACAGTAAGCTATATGGAAGTATAATGAGATACATTAAGAGACAAACAACTAATACTAGAAGCCTTGGAATAGGAAGAGGCGTACATGTGACTACTGTAGATAAAGAAGTTATACTTGATAGTGAAAATGTTGTTCTTGTCCCTAAAGGTCCTACAGAAACCCGTCCGCAATTTCCAAAAAACGGTCATATGCGTTATAATACTACTGATAACAGATTTGAAGTATATGAAGCAGGCGAATGGAACGGTATTAGAAATGCTGCTCCTTCTTCATATGCACCTATTACAGTACAAAGTTTAGGTAATGGCGATGCAAATGAAGTATACTTTGGTCCTTTAAATAGTAGTGATCCT